TTAAAAGGTAAGAAGGCTGCAACAGGAATAAAGGTTCTTTCTAATACTACAACAACTATGCCAGCATGGTTCCCGGACCTTGTAGATAAAATGATGGTTAGAGGTATTGGTAAAAAAATAGATCAGGATCTTATGGAGTATACTGTTAAAGATTTACCTAATGTTAAAATGGCAAAATCAGATGATGGTAAAATTCTTCTCGAAGGTCAAAATGAATATGGTAGACCTTATGCAATTGAATACGAACCACCGGGTTATGAACTTTTAGACGAAGCCACAGGTAAGTCTGTTAGAACTAAAGGAGACTTTAGAGCAACAGATGTTGTCCCTGAATCTGGCGGTCGCCCCGATGATGTACCTGATTTTTTTCCAGAACAACTAGATAGCGTAGATGATATTTTAAGTAGTGATGCAAGAGTTATGGAAGAATTTGCAACAGGTCAAAAAGTTAAAAATATAAAACAAGGAGAGAGTTCTCTTTTGCAAGCTGAACAAAGATTGGAAAACAGTTTAGATGATATTGACGACTTTGCCAAAGGCGGATTAGCTAAACTACTAGGAGAATGATGAGTCCTTATTTTAGAAATTTATTAAAATCAATTGGTCATGACTACATGGCTCCAGACGCTAGAGTTTATAATACTAAACAATACTTAGATGGCGGCAGAGTTGGGTTTGAAAATGGTAAAAAAGTTAAAACTCCCGAGCAGTACAAGAAAAATTTATTAACTAAAAAAAGATACTATGAAAAACAGAAAACAAACCCAAATTTTCGTCAAGACAAAACTTTAAAAGATAAAACTAATTTATTAAAAAACGCAGAAAGAACGTTTGCTGAAAACCCAGGTCTTAAAGAAGCGCATATAAATAATCTTTATAGAAAAGAAAATGGTAAATTTGTTAGAAGATATGAACCTTTAAAACCTTTTGCAGAGGTATTTGCAGATTTTGGAATAAAGCCTTCCATGGCTAAAGAATTTTCATCTATTATTAGAAAAGAATTAAAAGCTGATGGTTCGTTAGGAAGGGCTAAAGGAAGTGACGTTCAAGACAAAAGAAACACAAACATAAAAGAAGGTAAAGCCAATGCTGGTCCAACGGTAAAACCAATTCAAAAAAATTTAGAAACACAAATTTCAAAATATAATAAAATGTACAGCGATCTTCTTGCAAAAGACTCAAAAAAACTTGTTAAAACTATTAGACAAAAAGATAATCTAATGGATCAATTAAAATCTGTATTTAAAGATGGGGAAGTAAAAAAAGAAAAAATATCAGATGATGAAATTAAAAAACTTGTAAAGAATGGTTTATATAGTGAAGATCATAAAACTCAAGTACAAACTGGCAGCAAAAATATAGAGTACAACGTTAATAAATCTTTTGTTACAAAAAAAACTAACTCAAGCGTATTAGCTCCAATGACTATGTGGTTAAATAAAAACTATAAACTTATAGATGGTGAGGTTAAAGATCCTAAAATTAAAAATATAAAAAATTGGTTAACAAAAAATAATATAAATACTAAAATAGAAGGTTTAAGTTCATACTTTGGAGATGATTCTTTAAAAAAAATTTCTGCAGAAGAAGCCTATAAAAAACAATTAAATTTTTTAGAAACTAGTTCTTCTAAATTAGGTAAAGGACTTAATCTCTTAGGCAAAGGTATTAACTATTTAGATGTTCCAATAGCAGGTGGAGCTTTTACAGGGTATAGCGTAGGTGAATTAGCTGCAGATATAGCACAAGGTAAAAAAACTGATGTAGCTCCAATAGATATCACTCTCCCCGGTATGTTTGCTGACATAGCTACTAAAGGCGCGGGTTTATACAATTCTTCTAAAACAGGTTTAGGAAGTCAAATATTAAGAGCAGGTATGAGTCCAGAACTTGCTTCTAAAGTTTTACCAAAAATAGCTAAAGGTTCTGTGTTTGCAACTGCACCGTTAGAAGCAGCAATAGCAGGATACAACGCAAGAAAAGATCTTGTAGAAGCTAGAAAAAATTCAAGTGTGTTTGAACCAACAGTGGATACAGTAATGGGGAAAGCACCTAAAAGTTATTACAATGAAATGATGTCAAATATACCAGCAGAGGGTAAATCAAAAACATTTAACAATCCTTTAACAGATGAACCTATGTTTACTCTTCCTGAAGTAGGTATTGAAGAGTTTTCTGCAGCATCTGGTGGTATAGCAGGAATATTAAAAAAATGAAAAACCCAACTTTAGTTAAAAACATGAAGCATGTTAAGTGGAATCAGATTCCTCCTCTTAAAGGACCTAATCCACAAGGGTTGCGTAAAGTAGTAAAAAAAGATAAGAAGAGTACGGAGAAATTAAATGGCAGATAATATAGACAAGTCTCTTCCTAACAACAGAGAAGGTATACTTGCTCCTAAAGAGCAAATTGATATTGATATTGATGTTGATGAGATCAAAGAACAAGGTCCAATAGAAGTTACCGAAGAAGAAGATGGTGGAGTTACATTAGACTTTGAACCTGGTGCTGTTAAGTTACCGGGAACAGAAGAACATTTTGATAACTTAGCTGATTTACTTCCTGATGATATCTTAGATCCTATCGGATCAGATTTAAGTGCTAATTACAAAGATTATAAATTTTCTAGAAACGATTGGGAAAAAACTTACATTACTGGTTTAGACTTACTAGGTTTTAAATACAATAATAGAACAGAACCTTTCCAAGGAGCAAGTGGTGCAACGCATCCTGTCCTTGCAGAAGCGGTTACACAATTTCAAGCTTTAGCTTATAAAGAATTATTACCAGCAGATGGTCCTGTAAGAACTCAGATTATGGGAGCAAGCAATCCACAAAAAGAATTACAATCTCAAAGAGTTAAAGACTTTATGAATTATCAGATCATGGATCAGATGAAAGAATATGAACCAGAGTTTGATCAAATGTTATTTTATTTACCTCTTGCAGGTTCTACATTTAAAAAAGTTTATTACGATGAAATTTTAGGCAGAGCAGTTTCTAAATTTGTTCCTGCTGATGATTTAGTTGTACCTTATACAGCTACATCACTTGATGATGCTGAAGCTGTTGTACATGTAATTAAAATGGCTGAGAATGAATTACGTAAACAACAAGTTGCTGGATTTTATAGAGACATAGAATTATCTAAACCACAAGAAACAGTAGACAACCAATTAGAAAAAAAAGAACGTGAACTTGAAGGAATTACTAAATCAACTAGAGTTGATGCACCTTATACATTATTAGAATGTCATATTAATTTAGACCTAGAAGGTTTTGAAGACATGGGTGAAGATGGAGAACCCACTGGTATTAAACTACCTTACATTGTTACAATCGAAGAAGGTACAAATGAAGTTCTTTCTATAAGAAGAAACTTTGCGCCCAATGATCCAAAGAAAACAAAAGTAAATTACTTTGTCCACTTCAAATTTCTGCCAGGACTAGGTTTTTATGGTTTTGGGCTCATTCATATGATTGGCGGATTGAGCAGAACCGCAACAGCAGCTCTCCGTCAATTATTAGATGCAGGTACACTTTCTAATTTACCAGCAGGATTTAAACAAAGAGGTGTTAGAGTTAAAGATGATGCTCAGGCTATTCAACCAGGAGAATTTAAAGATGTAGATACCCCAGGTGGAAATTTAAAAGATGCCTTTGTATTTTTACCTTACAAAGAACCATCACAAACATTATTACAATTAATGGGTATAGTAGTTCAAGCAGGACAAAGATTTGCTTCAATTGCTGATATGCAAGTTGGTGATGGAAACCAACAAGCAGCTGTTGGAACAACAGTAGCTCTTCTAGAACGAGGTTCAAGAGTAATGTCTGCGATACACAAAAGATTATATGTATCTTTAAAACAAGAATTTAAATTATTAGCAAAAGTTTTTTCAACTTACTTACCAGCTGAGTATCCTTATGATGTTCCAGGTGCTGCAAGAAATGTTAAGCAATCAGATTTTGATGACAGAATAGATATCTTACCAGTTGCAGATCCAAATATATTTTCAATGTCTCAAAGAGTTTCATTAGCTCAAACTCAATTACAATTAGCACAAGCTGCACCACAAATGCACAATATGTATATGGCTTACAGAAATATGTATTCTGCTATTGGAATAAAAGATATCGACAGAATTTTACCTCCGCCTGCTCCTAGTCAACCAAAGGATCCAGCGTTAGAACATATAGATGCATTAGGTGGAAAACCTTTTCAAGCTTTTCCTGGTCAAGATCACAGAGCACACGTTACAGCACACTTAAATTTTATGGCAACTAATTTTGTAAGAAACCAACCAAGTGTTATGGGTGGATTAGAAAAAAACATTTTAGAACACATTAGTTTAATGGCTCAAGAACAAGTTCAACTAGAATTTCAAAAAGAATTTATGATGCTTCCTCAACTTCAAGAAGCGGCAGCACAAAATCCACAAGCTAAACAACAGCTTCAACAAATATCTCAATTAATAGAAGCTAGAAAAGCAGTATTGATTGCAG